ATTAACTTCTGAAGTTGCTACATTAAAGCAGAAAAGTAAGTATTTAGATAAAGAAAATACCTATTTAAAAGGCCAAAGAAGAGCGCGAAAAAATTAGGATGTTGCAGATAAAGTTCGTATATTTACGTGTTCAATTAAAATAAAAGTTATGATAAATCCAACTATGTTTTCCCATGCTCTACTTGAGCAAATTATTTATGATTTGCAAAAATCAAATTCCATCACTGACCCTTGTGTTGTTGATGATTTAATTACATGTGTTAAAACCCATGCAAAAGTTGAATTTAAGCAAATTTAATTCGCAAAATACTTGGCTACCCCAAGTATTGTTCGTATATTTACCCCTAATTTAAATGTTATATATATGCCTAAAATAAAAGAAGATTGGTCAACTAGAACCATCAAAACTCCCGACGGAATTACAATTACTTTTTTTGACAACAAACTCCATAACTGGAATGGTCCCGCATTAAAATACCCTTCTAGTTATAAGCAAAAAGCTGAATATTATCTTTATGGTATTAAAAGAACTAGAGATGAATGGATGGAGTTAAGAAAAGATAGAAGTGGAGTTCCACCAGACAAAAATCCTCAAGTTCAATCTAGATTTTAATGAGTAAAGCAATAATAGTATCTGGTTACTTTAACCCTATACATAAAGGTCATTTAGAGCTCTTCGCGAAAGCGAGGGCTCAAGGTGATGAATTATGGGTTATTGTTAACAGTGATTTGCAACGTGAATTAAAAGGATCAAAGGAATTTCAATTAGAAGATGAAAGGTTATTAATAGTAAATAGTCTTAAAATGGTAGATTTTGCTATGATAGCTATTGATAAAGATAGAACAGTAAGTGAAACACTAAGAGCTCTTAATGTTAAAGCAATAGCTAAAGATCCTAAATGGAAAATATCATTTGCAAATGGTGGTGATCAAAATAACGATTCTATACCAGAAGCTAGGATATGTCATGAATTGGACATATCTTTAATAGAAGGATTGGGTGGAAAAATCCAATCAAGTAGTTGGTTATTAAAATAAATAAAGTATGAAAATAGGTTTATGTGGTACAATGAGTGTAGGAAAAACTACATTAGTAAATGAATTGAAAAAATTAAATCAATTTAAACGTTTTAGTTTTGCTACTGAACGTAGTGAATATTTAAAAGGTTTAGGTATTCCATTAAATACTGATTCTACATTAAAGGGTCAAACTGTATTTTTAGCAGAAAGGGTTTCTGAATTAATGAAAAGATGGATAGTAACTGATAGAACTGTATTAGATGTTATAGCTTTTACAAATTGTTCAGAAACAATAGATTTTAAAGATAAAGAATATTTTGAAGATTATGCTAGAGTATTTGTAGGTGAATATGATTGGATTTTTTATATAGATCCAACGGGTACAAAGATTGAAGATAATGGTGTTAGAGAAACAAATCCAGAATATAGAGATAGGGTTGATGCGGCTGTATTAAAGGCATTTCACACTTATGGTCACAGATGTAAAAATATAGGTATATTAAAGGGATCAACACCAGATCGTATAGAGCAAATGTTAGATGCTATAAAATTTTAAATATTTATAATCAAATACATAATATGGAAGATAATTTTAATATAAAACAATGGACATCTAAGGCAATACTTACAGAGGATATTGATTCTGATGAGGCTGCTGAAAAAGCACCCGCTGGTAATAAATCACTTAATCAAAAATTAAGTAAAGGTGATAAAATTGTAAAAGATTATAAACGTCTTAGAGATTTAATGAAAACAGAACTTGATATGTATAAAAGCTTTGAAAGTCCTAAAAATAAAGAATTAGCTAAAGATAGATTAAAAAAATTAACTCCTGAATTCCAGGTAGCTAAAAAAGCATACGAAAAATTAAAAGGTGTTAAACTTTAAAGAAAGAGCGGTTTACTTATTAAGCATTATTTTTCTTGCTGCATTATTATTTTATTTTTTATTTTCAAAAAATGAAGATTATGTTGTAGATTATAATTCTCAAATTAATAATTTAGAGAATAAAATAGATTCCTTACATGGAATAAATTCAACTTTAAATACACAAATTAAAGGGTTAAATGATCAAATTTCTAGTCTTGACAATGAATTAATTTTACAAGACAATAAGATTTTTAAATTAAAAAAAGAAGTAAATGAAAAAATTAATGATGTTGATTTTTTTAATGATGATGAGTTGGAGCAGTTTTTCACAGACCGCTACAGACAGTACCTCGATTCAATTAGAAAAAAAGATAGCAAAACTCATTATTAAAGATCTTCTTTTAGGAGATAGTTATAAAAATGAATTAAAATTAACGGATACTAAAATTGGTATTTTAGGGCAAAAATTAATTTTAAAAGATAGTATTATTTTTAATTTAGAATCAAAATCAAATAATTTTGAATCTATTTTGCTTAGTAAACAAGATCAATTATCTTTATCTCAAGAACTTTCTAGAAAACTCCAAACTGATTTAAAAAAACAAAAAGTTAAGACTAAATTAATGGGAGGTGCAGGACTTATAATAGCTGCGGGTGCCATAATTATATTAAAATAATATGGCGGAAAATTTAAAAGAAATAATTAAATCCGAATTTATAAAATGTGCTAAGGACCCAGTATATTTTATGAAAAAATATTATATGATTCAAAACCCTAAAAAGGGTAGGATCAAATTTAATCTATATCCTTTTCAAGAAAAAGTACTTAAACATTATCAAGATGAAGAATATCTTATTATTAATAAGTCACGACAATTAGGAATATCTACTTTATGTTCAGCTTTTTCATTATGGATGATGTTGTTTCAAAAAGATAAAAATATACTATGTATAGCTACTAAACAAGAAACAGCTAAAAACATGGTAACTAAAGTAAGATTTGCTTATGATAATTTACCAAAATGGTTACAAATAAAAACAGTTGAACACAATAAATTATCACTACGGTTAGCTAATGGATCACAAATTAAAGCAACCTCTGCAAGTTCTGATGCTGGTAGATCAGAAGCAGTATCTTTATTATTAATTGATGAAGCAGCTTTTATTGATGGGATTGATGAAATATTTGCTTCAGCTCAACAAACATTAGCAACTGGAGGTAGATGTATAGCATTATCAACACCTTATGGTACTGGTAATTGGTTTCATTCTACTTGGGCTAAAGCAGAAGCAAGAGAAAATACATTTTTACCTATTAGGTTACCCTGGACAGTTCACCCCGAACGTAGTCAAGATTGGAGAGATGAACAAAATATAATATTAGGTAACAGAATGGCAGCACAGGAATGTGATTGCGATTTTAGTACCTCAGGTGATACAGTTATAGAACCAGATATATTAAACTTTTATGAAAGTACATTTCTTCAAGAACCAGTTGAACGTAGAGGAGTAGGTGGTAATTTATGGATATGGGAAATACCCGATTATTCTAGATCTTATATGGTAGTAGCAGATGTTGCTCGTGGAGATGGTAATGATTTTTCAGCATTTCACGTAATAGATATAGAAACTGCATCCCAAGTTGCAGAGTTTAAAGCTCAATTACCAACTAAAGATTATGGTAATGTTTTATTTGCAGTAGCAACAGAATATAATGATGCTATGTTAGTAGTTGAAAATGCTAATATAGGTTGGGCAGTAATACAAGTATTAATAGATAGAGGTTATCGTAATTTATATTATTCCCCTAAAATGGATGTATCAATGTCTAACGCTGATCAATATTTAAGTAGATTTGAAAATGGACAAGGTATGGTACCTGGATTTACTACATCAATGAGGACGAGACCACTTGTTATCTCCAAAATGGTTTCGTATCTTCATGAGAAATCAATTACAATTCGTTCTAAACGATTATTAGAAGAGTTAAGAACATTTATATGGAAAAATGGAAAAGCACAAGCATTAGGTGGATATAACGATGATTTAACTATGGCATTTGGTATAGGTGTGTTTTTAAGAGATACAGCACTACACTTTCAACAACAAGGTGTAGACATGGCTCGTGCTACATTGGGAGGAATTAATTCCTCACATCATCAAGCACCAAATATCTATTCAGGAAATAGTAGTGCATTTAAAAATCCTTACGAAATGGAAAACCCCCATGGTGAAAAAGAGGATATTACTTGGTTATTGGGGTAATTAATATTTATTATATATACAAAACATGGCAGATACATCATTATTTAGTAGATTACGAAGATTATTTTCTACTGACGTTGTAATAAGAAATGTAGGAGGAAATCAATTAAAAGTAATTGATTCTGAACAAATACAATCTTTAGGACAACTACAAACAAATTCCCTTTACGATAGATTTAATAAATTGTATAGTACTACAGGTGGCTTGAATTATAACATGATGCAGCAAGTCAACTTTCCATCAACTAGAATTCAATTATATACTGATTACGAAGCTATGGATACGGATTCTATTGTTGCTTCTACATTAGATATTGTTTCTGATGAATCTACTCTTAGAAATGACTTTAATGAAGTGTTACAAATTAGATCTGCAGACGAAACAATACAAAAAATATTATATAACTTATTTTATGATGTGTTAAACATTGAGTTTAATTTATGGTCATGGACTAGAAATATGTTAAAATATGGAGATTTTTATCTAAAATTAGAAATTTCAGAAAAGTTTGGAGTATATAATGTTATTCCTTTCTCTTCATATACTATAATTAGAGTAGAAGGAACTGATCCTGCTAACCCTTCAGATGTTAAATTTAAATATGATCCAAGTTATTCTGTATCAGAAAACCCATTAGGATTTCAAACTATATCCCCTGGTGTAGGAGTTAATACAGGTGATGAAATTATATTTGACAACTATGAAATGGCTCATTTCAGATTATTATCTGATTTTAATTACTTACCTTATGGTAGATCTTATTTAGAACCAGCACGCAAAATATGGAAACAAATGACATTGATGGAAGACGCAATGTTAATTCATAGGATTGTTAGAGCACCAGAAAAAAGAACATTTTTTGTAAATGTTGGTAATATACCACCTGCTGAAGTAGAAGGATACATGCAAAGAATGATCAACAAAATGAAAAAAACACCATATGTTGATCCACAAACAGGTGAATATAATTTAAAATTTAACATGCAAAACATCTTAGAGGATTTCTACATCCCCGTTAGAGGTGGTGACGCAACAACTAGAATAGAAACTACAAAAGGTTTAGATTATGCTGCTATTGAAGAT